ATTCTCCAGTTATGGAAAATCCCCCTATAAGAACTATAGTCGCGATACTTGTAAAGGTTTCGATTATTTTTTCCAAATCTACCTTGACATTTCACGTAATATTTTTTGTCAGAAGATTTATTCATAATCTTCACAACCTTTCTGATATTTTCAAGTTCTAGCATATCTCCAGCTGATTCTGGATATACTGTCATTACATAGCTATCTGATCTCATTTTAGTGTATTGGCCTCCCGCCTAAAGTTTCTAAAAAGAATTGACCTTGAATGTCATGGCCAGTTCTTACAAATACTGAATCACAGAGTTTATCCCATGATTCATTAATAGTTTCTGGATTTTTGTCTTTAGCAAAAGCCAGTTCAACTAAATCTAGTTCTATTTCTAGCGGTATATCTGTAGCGATATGTGTTAATTTTAATACATTTTGCATGATTTACTCCTTATTAATTTAATTTATAGAAGTATTATACCAAAGGATAAGGTGTTTGTAAACCCTTTTTTCGTGACAATTTCGTGACATTTTATTACAAAAGAAGGGGAGTATTGCACTCCCCCATGAATCATAATTAAAGGTTATTATACTTCTTTTGCAATAAAAGTGTATACACCGTAAGCTAGAGCTACCCACGCAAATAGGTCAACTAAGCCGCCTAAAAGTAGGTAAGATAATGATAGTCCGACGATAACTCCGCCGTCCCAAGATGTGCGTTCTGCCCATCTGTCCATTAACCAAGCTTTTGCTGTATTTAACATATTCATATATTTCTCCTTTATATTTTAAAGTCTGCAAACGAGTCATTACTTTCTCGTTCACCAAACTTGTTTATCGGCTTATCTGGTGTCATGTCAGACATGATATCAGATTGAGCCGACTCCTCTACATCATATAGTTTCATGCGGGAACGATCTACTCCAATAACGAATCTTCGATATTTGGTAGGATCGTTATAACGATTTTTCAATTGCTTTACTAGCATTTGACCCAAATCTTCAAGTTCCTCTGTTGAAATAAGAGCAAACATAAGATCGGCCGTTGCTGGCAAACCAAATGATTCAGATGTATCCTCTAGTCCTAAATCAGTATTAGAAAATCCTGACCTGGTAGTCTGCGTTGCAGAGACTATTGGAACATTGAATTCCACAGCTAAACCACGGAGTTCTTCCGCGATCGCTTTTATGTATGAATAACTATTTATACTACCACCGAGTCCACGCATGCGACTTGAGGCACAAATATTTAAATAATCTACATAAATTATATCCGGACGGAAGTTCTTTTTAAGCTTTAATTCATTCAATAAAGCTCTAAAATGCCCTGTATGGGCGGCCCCTGTTGGATATTCCTTAATGATAAGTTTACCTATAGATCCTTTTGCGATCTTAGAAATCTTACTATCAAAAACTTGTTTAGGTAAAGACTGAAGTTGTTCTACTGGTAGATCCATTAGATTCGCATCGATTCTTTCAGCGATACGTTCTTCTGCCATTTCCATTGTAATATATAAAACGTTCTTGCCTTGGCTGAGTACTGATGCTGCACAGTGGCACATGAATAAAGATTTACCAACACCAGTACCAGCAAGAGCAATGTTTAATGTTTTATTTGGAAGTCCACCTTTTGTTATTTTATTGAAATAATCTAAATCGAATGATATACGATCTTCTTTTGTATTGTAAAATGCAAATCGATCCTCTGAGTTATCGATATAGTCATGACCAATTGCTTGGTCGAAAGAGGTTCCTAAAGCAGAAGAAAGTATTTCAGGTATAGCACCTTCACTTCTTTCTTTATCTTTACCATCTATAATCTGGATTGACTCCATTATTGCATTATAGACAGATCTTTCTTTACACCATTTTTCTGATTCCTGTATAAGATATTCAGTATCGATGTCAGACTTTGATTCTATTTCATCAATAAGTCTAGAGCAAGAATTGAGTATTTCTTCTGGAGCATTTACCTTCTTAAGTTCTAAATGTAAAATCTTTGATGTAGGTAATTTATTATGTTGACCAACAAACTTTACAATAAGGTCAAATACATTTTTATGAATTCCTTCGAAATATTCTTTTCTTAAATATGGTATGACTCTCCTACAATAATCTTCGTTATTCAGTAGGTGATTCAGTATGTGTGTCGGTATTTGATTCGTTATGTCCAATTCCTATCTGTGCCTCGTTATGTTCTAGTGAATCTGTTATTATATATTGCAGTATGGATCCAAGATAATCTTTAAAATTTTCATCTCCCTCTAATTCATCCATTGCAAATGTTCCTGGGTCCTGAACTTGATATGTAAATCCAAGTGTGGCCATATCAAGTTCTGGTGTTTCTTTTACTTGAACTGTTCCATAGACTATTATTACGTCTTTCCATGTTCCAGTTAAAAGTTTAACTCCATGAAGTGGATGATTCGGATTCTCTACTAATGTATAATCCTTATCTGTTACTTTATACATCTTCTACTTCTAAGTCTAAGTCTATTTCTAATAAAGGTTTATGTCCGATGGAATAGTATGTTTTAACAAATTCTTTGAAGTTGCTATCTTTAAATATAGGATCCCAGAATTTTTTGTTTAGAGTTTCTTTTTCCCTTACTTTTGGATCTAGTATTTCACCTGTTTCCATATTCACTCTTGCATACCAACCAACATTTGGTTTGGTTACATATCCACCTGCAAGTGCAACTTCAAGTAATCCACTATATTGTTGTATTCCACCTTCCCATGATACTCCAATTGGGACTTTAGATTTTTCTTTTACAAACCTAGATTTTTCTACGTTAATTACAAAATTATACCCAGTAACATCTTTACCGGTTTTTTCTTGTTGTCTTCCAATAATCCAAATGTTATCAGCTGAGTAATAAATTCCTGTACCGCCTGAAACGATAGCCTTTGGAAATAATCCCATTTCTTGATATGTGTGATTAACTGCGAGAAGGGGTATATTCTTCATTGTTAAATAAGGAGTGACCATTCGGAATAACCCCTTCAACGCTTTCGCTCTCGACATATCAGCGACCGATTTTTCATTTAAAGCATCTTCCAATTCTTTCTTAGATGCTAAATTACCAATTGAATCTATAATGATAATAACTTTGTCACCTCTTTCGATATTTTCAAGTTGACCAACTAAGTCAAACTTGAGTTGTTCTACGTCGGTGATTGGTGTATGTAAAACCCTATCAGTATCAATCCCAAAGGATTCAAAATATTGTTGGGGTGAACCAAACTCTGAATCATAAAATAGCATGACAGCATCTTCATATTGTTTAAGATATGCTGCACCCATTAACAAAGCAAAACTTGTTTTAAAGTGTTTTGATGGACCAGCTAGAACTGTAAGTCCCGATGTAAGTCCTCCATCGATATCTCCTGATAGTGCAACGTTAACCATTGGCACATCAGTTGTAATGATATCTTTTTCAGCAAATAATATTGAATCTGAAAGTATAGAAGTATCTTTTATCTTACTATTCTTTTTTAATTTATCCATTATAGACATTATACTTTCCTCCTTCTTCTTGGAAATAATGATTGTTGTTCAAGCCTTTGGGCTCTTCTTGCCCTAGCAATGGCTTCTGCTTTTTTTCTTTGTTTCTTTTGAGCGGGCTTTTCATAGTACTCGCGTGCACGTACTTCTTGTACGATACCTGCTTTCTCACAGGCTTTTTTAAATTTTCTAAGACCAATGTCAAAGGGCATTGGTGTTGCCGGACGTTTGTCTCTCGGATTCCTCTTTCGAGGGCGTAAATCAATACTTGGCATAAATCACTCCATTGTTAAATATAATACGTATATTATACCATAGTTTATTCACTTTGTAAATCCCCTAGGTAATAATATTCTACTCCAGCTTCTTGTAGTATATCTTCTCCTTTGTGACAAGAATGATACCATCTATCACCCTCACTATTAAAGGTATTTGTAACTACCCTCGAAGCTCCAACTTGGATAATACCTTTTGCACATTCATTACAAATAGGTAATCCATAAACATATATTGTTGAACCTTTTAGTGAAACCCCATTAAAAGATGCATTATATATGCAGTTCATTTCAGCATGAACTATAAAATCATACTTGATCTCTCTGTTTGTATATCTTTCTATTTGATCAGATATTCCTCTCGGAAACCCATTATATCCTTGGGATAAAACCTGACCTGTGGGTGCAATAGCAACTGCCCCAATCTGAGAAGAAGGATCTTTAGACCAGGTAGAAACCTCCTGGGCTAATTTCATATATCTAATATCCCATTTCTTCATACATATCCTTAAATATTTCTACGTTTTTAATTCTTTCTTGCATAGGATCTTTTCTTATAGCATCTGTTTTTAAAGGATGCTTATCCCTATCTAAAATTGGTTGTGGTACTATATGCTTGAAATATCTTTTCAATTCAACCTTTTCTCCTTGTCTATATTCATAGGGTAGATTCAAAGCATATTTGATTACCTTGGGTGCTAGAAAAGGTGCACGTAGTTCTATTGTTTGTTCCATCATGGTTCTATCTAGTTTTGGTAAATGATAGAATGGTAATTCACAAAACACATCTGAGTATTGGCTATCGTATTCTTTGGCTCTTCTATATCCACCAAATAATTCATCTGCACCATCACCTGTCATAACCGCATAAAAACCCAACTCTCTGAGCTTTCTTGCCATTGCAATCTGTGGTTTAACCGATCCAAGATCTACTGGTGATTGATGTATTCTAATAGAATCCTCATCTGAAACTTCATCTAAGGTAACATTAATTAAATCATCTGAGACTAAACTTGCAAAAGATTCCTCATGATTGTCCACATGAATAGCTTTTACTTCGTGTCCTAGCTCTTTAATTAATCCGTATATTATGGTAGAATCCAATCCACCAGAAAGTAATACAGAAACTTCTCTTTCACCACCAAGTCTAAGTCTAACTGCTTCTCTTAGTTCATACTGTAAATCTTCTGCTTCTATTAAGTCCCAATTCCAATATCTGTGAACCTCACCTCTATAGTAATAGTGTCCGGGAGGAACCTGTTTAATCTGATTGTACGGGGTTCTTCCTGTAGGATCATATCCCCATTTCAATGTATTAGATAAGAATAATTCATCTAGTGTAGTATCTCCAAGAGAAACTAAAGCATCTATCTCAGAAGCTATTGCTTCCATATCTGTTCTATAATAAATTGGTTTAAT